GAGTTATGTGCAAAGCATGACGTTTTGGTTCGATATCAATCATTAAGCGAGGAAGTTCCACGATATTATGCTAATCAAAAAAATAGAACTATTTGTATTCGTCCTACAAAGAATACGGGCTATTATGTATCAGCACTCCATGAACTCGGACATATACTCGGTGTCAATCAAAGTGCTGAAAACGACACATTGGAAAGAGAGATCGGTGCATGGAAGTATGCTATGGTTAATGCTCTTGTATGGACAGATACAGCGACTAGGGTTATGAAAAAGGCTCTTATGTCCTATGGTGTTACAGATAGCCAATGGGTCGGTGTCTGGAATGATTGTTTAGATTATTGCAATGCAATTAAAGAACAAAGCAAACCTTTTAAAAAGGATATTGCCTAATGACTAAATTCAATGAATCTTTTATCTTTGCTGTGCAAAAGTATTGGAAGGATAACAAAGGCAAGTTTAAACATACTGAGAAGTCGGGGGTTCATAGAAAAGTAACTGTCGATAAAAAGTTCGGTATGCAGGACTTGGCTGACCATTTTAATATTACATTTAGTCAAGCTAATCGGATTATCTACGTAAAAGATAAGATGGTTAAATAAAATGCTTGAAACAGCAACAGCTTTAATGTGCATGGCTCATGCTATCTACTTTGAAGCAAGATCGGAGTCTACTGTCGGGCAATTAGCTGTCGGGCAAGTTATTATGAATCGGGTTTCGGACTATCGGTTTCCCGATTCTATTTGCGAGGTAGTTACTGACGGACTTCGATACTCATGGGATACCCGAAAAATTGTTCGTAATAAATGTGCGTTCAGTTTCTACTGTGATGGTAAACCCGAACATATATCCGACCAGCAGGCATATAGCTGGGCTGAAGAATTGTCGTATGCTATTATCAACAACCACGTTAGCATTGATGTGACAGATGGCTCTACTCATTACCATGCTCATTACGTCCAGCCGTATTGGAAAGATGCCTTTACACAAACTGTAAGGATTAATACACATATCTTTTATAGATGGGAAATGCCCGAATAATCTAAATTAGGGGGGTATAATCATACACGGGCATATTGTTTAACCCCCCTTAAACCCCTTAAAACAAGCCGTTTTTTGAATAATATATAAAAATATATTTTTTTTTAATAAATATACTTGACATGTATATTCTGGTCATGTATTTATAATGTATATTTTAATTAACAGAAAGTGAGGTATACTATGTATGTCAAAGAGATGACTAAGAAAGACAGACGCAATATGCGTAAATTAAAAGAAGAATTTATTTACGGGTATGCTGATGTGCCAATGCCTAAGAAAGACTTACGAGCTTACGAGAATATCAGACGTAATGAAGTCGCTAAGTTAATCAAGGAGTTCAACTAAGAACATGACTAAGTTATATATGGCTTATGGTTCTAACTTGAACATGGCTAACATGTCGAGTAGATGTCCAGATGCAAAACATCTGGGCTCTATGTATATACCAAAATGGAAATTGGTATTTCGACATGTTGCTGACATTGTGCCGACCTACGATAAGGAGGATTTACTTCCTGTAGGTCTGTGGGAAATTACTGAAGATTGTGAAAAGGCTTTGGATTTTTATGAAGGCTATCCTAATCTTTATGGTAAGATCAAGATCAATAATATTATGACTTATAAGATGAATAACAATAAGAACATATTACCACCATCTTCTTCTTACTTCCACACGATACTAGAGGGGTATACTAATTTTGACTTGAATCCAAGTCACCTTTATGATGCTCTAGGTTGGTCACATTACACAAGTGATAAACATGAATGGTCTTTGCCTAAACCTAAACGTAAATTCAAAAGCACGGGCTATCGTTTATTACATGAAGATAACACTAACTAATTTGGGTGGGGTATATCCCCACCTTATTCTTTTGAAAGGAGGATAAATTATGAAAATTAGTAATATGAACGCATTTACAAAATATTCTAATACAAAAGAAACTGACAAAATGCCACGAGTGATGCATGTTGTTAATTTTGAACTTAATGGAAGAAAAAATAGTTTCGAGCTAATGGCAGAATGTCCTATTGATGCTATGGAAAAAGTAGAAGCTATTCTAAAATGTTCGGAAAATAGAGAGGAGGTAAAATTATGAGTAAATTTAAAATCCATGAAGTTGTATTTTATAAAGAAGATGATGATGGCAACCCAATTGAAGATGCTAATGGTAATGTTATTCTTTACCATGATGCTTTTGGTAAATTAGATTTTAGTTGGGTTGCTGATGTTATTGACGAACATAATAAAGAAAATTTATATGCAAAGGAGGTTAAATTATGATTTGTATGGAATGTAAAGAACTTGTTAAACCCGATTGGGTTTCACATGAAGATGAAAATGGCAATCTGGTTTGCTTGGATTGCGACAACAGGGACGAGGCTTCCGAAGAAATGTTCGGTTCTGCCTCTGCTGGTGATGCTTTTGCCAATAGATTAAAAGACAAGTTAATAGAAGAATCTGGGGTCAATCCTAAATGGGCTAAAGATCATTTAATCGTCATAAAATAACTACTTTTACTTACCAAGTTACCGACTTACTTGGTAAGTAGAATTGTTCGTAACCTAATATTTGTTGTGTAGCCTACGTTACGAGGGTTTACTTACATTGGTTACAAGTTAAGTCGGTAACTACGTTGTGAGTGCTAAGTCATTGATTTTATTGCTACTTACCAACTTACCACGACTTCCCCCCTATAAGGGGGTATAGGGTGGTGGTAAGTAACCCACCAACCCTACCCCAAAATATCATTGTAATTTCTGTAGCATTTTGTATATTACCTGTAGCGACAAAAGATGGAGAATTGTTCGTATGGTGCAGGTAGGTCAAACTTTGACGAAAGAACAAAGTAAAGCAGGTTGGAAAAGACTCACTACAAAACAACAGAAATTTTTAGATAACTTCATGTACAAAGACATGACTCAAACAGCTTCGGCAAGAGATGCTGGGTACAGCAACCCTTCGGTAGATGCTGTAAGGCTGTTGCGTAACCCTGTGGTACAGGAAAGATATCAAGAGATGCGTATGGAAGCAAACGCAAGGTTCGGGGTGACTGTAGAGAAATCTGTTCGGGATTTAAAAAAGATGCGTGATGATGCTTGGCAGAACGGCAAGATCGGGGAAGCTATTCGGGCTGAAGAGCTAAGATTAAAGGCGACAGGACTACTGGTCAACAAACAGCACATAATGCATGAGGATATGAATGGACTCAATCGGGATCAAATCATTGAAAAACTGGAAGAATTTAAGAAACTGGCAGAAAATCGCATGCGTAACGTAACGCCTGAAACAGATGTTCGGGTTGAGATAGTCGATAGTAGCGAAAAGTCTGAGGATTTACCAGAAAACCCCGTTTCGGGGTAGAGACGCAGAGCAAAATCCTGACAAATCGGGCTTAGTGTGATAAAATGTTCGGATTTCCCACAGAAATCGGGCTGGATCGGACTGATCGGGATCAGGAAACCGAAGAATTGTTCAGGATGGCACACGCTGGAAGAAAAGCGTGGCTATCCAGCCTGCTGGTTGAACAATTGTTCGGGTTCGGGGTACTATATGTTGACAAAGATCGGGGGTCGGGGTACAACTTATAGTAATTCCTCTAAAACTCCACGCCCTGATCCGTGTTTGCCTCGCTAACTTTCTTCGGATCAGGGTTTTTTTTCATCTAAAACAGGTTCGCCAACTGTTGCACCAGGTTAAAACCGAATAATTGTTCGCCTGTAGCCAGGTTGACAGCCAGGCTGTCACAGAAAAGTGTAACACATCCCGAACAATTGTTCGTTGTTTCAACCTGGCACGGCAGCAAACCAGCTGCTGTTACCAGCCGCACGTTTTGCACGTCCGAACAATTATCCCACGCTTCCAGCTGCCTGCCTGCTGGATTACCTGAAAAAAAAATTTAAAAAGGCATTGACTATATTTATATTATGGGATAATATGGGATTATAAATTAAAACATTAACTTGAAAGGTTAAAAAAATGTTAGAAATATTGAAAGAAAGGGTCATTCA